TAGGTACATTTAATACTGATAAAAGTCAATGGTATGGTTGGAAGAAAGACTTTACTGGTGATAAAAGAATGACTTATGAAAATATTATTCTTAATGACAAAACTGCAAAAATGCCAACTGAAGCAGAAGTAGATGCAAAAATACAAGAAATAAAAAATGCAGATACTGCTAGAGCAAATAATAAAATATCAGGGAAGAAAAAACTGAAAGAATTAGGTTTATCTGATGATGAAATAAGTGCATTGTTAGGAGTATAACGAATGACCAAAGCAGCAGAATTAGCAAAGATGGGTGAAGTCCTAACCAATAGTCAGATTGGTGGGCGAAGGAATATTGTTCTAAATCCAAAAATGGCAATCGCACAGAGAGGAACGAGTTTTACTAGCAAAACCTCTGACCATTATATAGTTGATAGATTTACCATGTTTGTAAATGGTGCGATGGGTACTTGGACAACATCACAATCGTCTACTGTGCCAACTGGAGAAGGCTTTGCAAAATCTATTAAATTGGACTGTACTACTGCTGATGCTTCTCCTGCATCAAGTGATATTTTATCAGTGCAACAAAGATTTGAAGGACAAGATTTACAACAATTAAAAAAAGGAACATCAAATGCTGAAAAATTAACAGTTTCTTTTTATGTAAGGTCAAACAAAACTGGAACTTATATAGCTGAATTAGAAGATAGAGATAATACTAGATATGTTTCTCAATCGTACACAATTTCATCTGCTGACACTTGGGAAAAGAAAACAGTTACTTTCCCTGCTGATACATCAGGTGCATTAGATAATGATAATGCAGAAAGTTTAAGATTAAATTTTTGGTTAGGTGGTGGGTCAAATTATACATCAGGCACACTTGGAACTACTTGGCATACAACGTCAGCCAACAGAGCAGTGGGTCAAGTCAATCTTGCAGATAGCACAGATAATGAATGGTACATAACTGGAGTACAACTAGAAGTAGGCTCACAAGCCACACCATTTGAGCATAGGTCATTTGGGGAAGAACTAGCTTTGTGTCAGAGGTATTGTTATCGGCTTCAAGGTGCTACATATACTAGAATAGGTGCTGGATTTAATCCCACTTCAACTAACAACAATTGTGTTCTTCATACTCCTACTGCAATGAGAGCAAACTTACCCTCAGTAACCACAAGTTCTTTATCAGGAACTTCAACTTTTAAAATTTATCATGGGTCTGCTTCTTTAGCTACTGTTTCTGCTATTGCAGTTGAGTCTACGGGAAGTGATGTAGATTCGTGTGTAATACTTATTAGTTCTACTACAAGTGGTGTCACAGCAGGTAGTGCTGGTCTATTAGTTACAAACAATAATACAGCTGCCTTTTTAGAACTAGATTCGGAGTTATAAAACATGAATATTACATCAGCAAAATATATTAAAAGCACAATATTTAACCCTGATAATAAAAACACTAGCATACGAGCAGAAATAGATGGACAAATTTGGAGTGTTCCTATCTCTGAAGATAATAGACACTACCAAGCAATCCAAAAATGGGTAGCTGAAGGCAACAAGATAGAGGAAGCCGATTGATGGCATTTGATGCTACCTTTATTTGGAATATAATTATTACACTTATCATAATGCCATTTGCTTGGGCATTTAATAAGATGTTTTCAGAAGTAAAACGATTACAAATACTTCTAAACAAGACCAGAGAAGAGTACGCATCTAAAGAAGATTTACGTCATACATCTAATCGTATTGTAGAAACACTTAATAGATTAGAAGATAAACTAGACAAGGTGCTAAGTAAGTGAGGTGACATTGTGCTTGAAATGCTTATGGTAGCGAATAGTGCTTTTGCAGTCATCAAACAAACACTCGAAAATGGTAAAGATATAGCTTCAGCAGGATCAGCGATAAGTCGTTTTGTTGGTGCTGAAGAGCAACTTCAAAGAGATTTACACAAAAAACGTAATAGTATTTGGACTAATTTACTAGGTAGAACTGACAATGATCTTGAAGAGTTTATGGCACTAGAGCAAATCCGTGTTAAAAATGAAAAACTTAGAGAGTATATGCAGCTATACGGCAGGGCAGGACTATGGACTGACTATCAAACATACTGTGCTGAAGCAAGAAAAGCTAGGAAAGAAGCTGAAGCAAAACGCAAAAAACAACGACAAGAATTTAAAGATCTAGTTTTAAAAATAGTTTTGTTTATACTAATAACAGCTTTACTTGCTGGTGTAGTAACTGTGCTTGCAGTAATAGCTAAAAAGAAAGGTATAATATGACTTCATTTATGTTGGCTTGTTATCTATCAGGTAGCCTTAGTGCAACTTTACATTTTCGTAACGTAAATGATTGCTTGTACTATTCAAGATATTTAGGTCAACAAACTTACGATAGTGCTGATGGTAAAGAAGTTATTTATGAGTGTATGTGTAAGGTAGTTCCAAACGTAGATACAAAGAAAGTGAGGGTGTACTGATGATACAAGCATTAATAGGACCTATTGCTAATCTTGCTGGTTCTTGGTTTGAAAACAAGATAGCAAAGACAAAAGCAGAAGGACAAGCAAAGGTTGCAGAAGCCAAGGCTAGAGCAACAGTAGCAGAAAAGGTAGCTGCTGGTGAAGTAGAATGGGAAGGCAAGATGGCTGATGCTACAAACGATAGTTGGAAAGACGAGTTTGCATTGGTTGTGTTACTTGCACCAGCTATACTTGTGTTTATTCCAGGCATGAGAGAGTATGTAAAACAAGGGTTTGTAGTGCTTGAGACTTTACCAGACTGGTATCAGTATTTGTTATATATAGCAATATCTGCTAGTTTTGGTATAAAGGGAGTAGGACAAGCAGCAAAGATGTTGAGGAAAAAACCATGAGTTTATACAGAAACATACACGCTAAAAGAAAAAGAATAAAGGCTGGTAGTGGTGAGAAGATGCGTAAGCCTGGACAGAAAGGCAGACCTACTGCAAAGAATTTTCAACAAGCAAAGAGAAAAAAAAGATGAGAAGAAAATTTGCAAAAGTTCCAAAGACTAAAAAAGGTGTACCAAAGAAGTATGTATCAGGTGCAAAGAATCCTACTGCTAGAGAGAAAGAGATACTGCGTACACGCAAACTATATAGACAAGGCAAACTTACAAAGGCTATGATGGATGCCATAAGCAAGAGAAGGAGCAAGGGATAATGTCAAGATATGCTGGTATTTCAGGTGCATCAAGATATTCAAAAGGAACTCTTGATAAGGTTTATAAAAGAGGTTTGGGTGCATACTATTCATCAGGGAGTAGACCAAAGGTATCAGCACATCAGTGGGCAATGGGAAGAGTAAAATCTTTTGTCTCTGGAAAAGGTGGTGCAAGAAAAGCAGATGCAGATTTATTGAAAGGTAAAAAGAAAACAGTAAAGAAGAAAAGGAAAGCATAATGGCAAACAAAACAGTAGCAGCACCAAAAGGTTTTCATTGGATGAAGTCAGGTAAAACATTCAAGTTGATGAAAGGCGAGTACAAGCCACATCCAGGAGCAGTAAAAAGAGCATCATTTGCAATACAAAAAGTACATTCAAAAAGGAGTAAGTAATGCCGTTAACAAGAAAACAAAAAAAGATAGCTAGAGTTGCAGAGCCAAGAAACAAGATAACAGCAGCAGACTTCAAGAAACTTAGAAACTCAACTATGGCAAAAAAAGTTATGAAAAAGAAAAGAGGTAAAGCGTAATGCTTTTATCAAAGAACTTTAGTTTACTAGAGTTAACAAAGAGTCAAACAGCAGAAAGAAGAGGTATTGAAAACAAACCTACTGCTGAACACATAGAGAATATGGTTGCTTTGTGTGAGAATATACTACAGCCAGTAAGAGATCAGTATGGTTCTTTCATTGTGTCTAGTGGCTATCGTTGTCCTGAGTTGTGTATTGCTATCGGTAGTAGCAAAGACAGTCAACATGCAAAAGGTCAGGCAGCAGACTTTGAGGTAGCTGGTGTAAGTAACTACAAACTTGCTAGTTGGATAGAGGAGAACTTGGAGTTCGATCAGCTAATACTAGAATGTTTTACTGGTGGTAATACAGGTTGGATTCATTGTTCTTATGTTCCAGATGGCAGAAGAGAAACTTTGACATACGACAAACAAAATGGTTACAGGCATGGATTGATTGCATGAGTCAAGCAACACTCAAAAGACTAGGATTGTCAGGCTACAACAAAGTAAAGAGGACACCAAACCATCCTACTAAAAGTCATGTTGTTGTGGCAAAAGAGGGAAACAAAGTAAAGACAATAAGGTTTGGACAACAAGGAGTAACTGGTGCTGGTGCTAATCCCAAGTCGGCAAAAGACAAAGCAAGAAAAAAATCTTTTAAGGCTAGACACGCAAAGAACATAGCCAAAGGAAAGATGTCTGCTGCTTACTGGGCAAACAGAACTAAATGGAGTTAAATATGATAGGTAAAATTTATTTGTGGATAAAAGAAAAGTTTGATAGTTTTAGATCAGACACAGTGCAAATCAAAATGCAAACACTAGAAAAGGAGAGAATTATGCCAGGCTACGGAAAAAAAGGAAAAGGCAAAACAGCCAAAATGAAGAAGCAAGCTGCTACTGCCATTTCCATGAAAAAAGCTGGTAAAAAACCAAAGAAAAAAATGTAATTTTAATAATTATTATCTTCTTCTTTTTTGATTTCTAGTGCTTCTGCAATAGATTTCATACCAGTTTGTGATATTTGCTCTGATATAGAGTCAAACTTTACACCAGCATAAGGGTCAACTATTTCTGAAATAGCAACTGAGTAACTACCATTGTCATTTTCAAAAAGAGAAACTTGATATTTCTTGTCTTTGCTTAAAAGAATATCGCCAGGTTCTTTGTTGACGTATGGTGTCCAACCACTGTTACCAGCTTTGACTTTTCCACCAGTATTTGTGAAAAGATTTACAGTGATAATTTTTTTGTATTGTTTCATGTTAAGACCTTCCTAATTGTGTTTGTCGATATATTTTGCCAAGTTTTTCTTCCATTGCTAAAAACTTAGTTGTTATTTCCTCTCTGTGTTCTTTTGTCATTTTAGAAATAATAGTTGTGCTTTTTTTGAAAAGGTCGTTCAAGTAAATACATCTTTGACCTTCAGGCTCATTATTGTATTTAATTGTTTCTGCGTTAGCAATAGAACTTGATAGCCTAGATAAAGCAGCTTGACTCTCTTCTTGAGAGTATTGAGCAGGAGACTGACCTGTTTGAGGTGCTGGATCAATCTCCTGTTCTTTTACCTCTTTTGGAGGTGTTTTTTCCAAAGCATCAGTCTTGCGTACTACTGCATCCATTTCGTTTGCAGATGCGTATTCTCCACCAGCAAGACCAAGACTAGCCAATGCTCTACCTATTGCAGAAGTTTCTGCATTTTCTAGAGCAGATGTTGTGTTGACTAGTCCTTGCCCTCGTATTTCTTCAGCCATACCAGCACCAACTGTACGACCATCTTTGTCTGTGATGATTGCCTTGACTACAACCTTTTGTCCATCATTGACAAGTATAGATGTATCTACACCAAAGTCTGTGCCATGATGTTTTCTAAACGCTTCCATTCTGTGGACAACCTGTGTATAAAGTTTGCCACCTTTTTGTTTTACTCCATGTGATTTGTGCAGTTCTGCAACTGCATCCATAGTTTTATTTAAATCAGCCATTGTTTGCTCCTTTGGCTTGTTTGTATAGAGAGTTACAGAGTTCTAATGTGTCTAACAAAGCCTGTTTCTCAGCTTTAAGTTTACATATTTGGTTTGTCAGATTATTTACTCTCATCTCTAAATCATCTAACTTCTGCTCTGTCTCCTGTTCTTTTGCACTATATTCCATTTTATACTCCTAATATTCCTTGTTGTAGTTCCTCGTCAGTCATACCATCATTATGATCGTAAAATCTTTTAGACATCATTATTCGCTGTTTACGACCTCTTTTACCTTTTCGTGTATGTTCGCACCTGACAATCATGTTCTTCTCTTCCAAGGCTTTAAAACGAGCAGTAACAGTAGAATAAGGATAGTCATGTAACTCTTGTAGTACATCATCTTGTATGCAGCCACTTGTTCCAAAGTTATCTATAACTTCGTAGACTATTTTTTCCAGACGATTTACTTTGACATTCTGAGCAGACTCTATGCTAGTTGTATCTGCATCTTTTCTGTGTAGTTTATATACTTCAGTCATTATTTACTCCATAGTTGTTGTGCTAATTTGGCAATGTCAGGTCCATATCTCTGCAATACTTCAGGATAGTCTAGCTTGGCTCTGTTCTTGAGTTCTATCCAGCTACCTCGACTATCTTTGAATAAGTTTTGCATAACTTTCCAGTCATGTACCACGCTATCGTAAGCAACTTGCAAGTATTCATCTTGCATCTGCTCACAATTCTTTTCATCAATGATATGATAATCTGTTGCTGTTACTGAAAGCAAAGCTGGTTTCTGTCCTGTTGCTTTCCAGTAAACTGCCTGTTGTCTAATCCAAGATGGCAAAGGTTCTGTCCTTGGCTTTGGTATTCTCCAAGTTGATGTGCCATCTTTCTTTGTAGGATTTTTTATTGGTGCATGACACTTCAAATCTATCTGTCTGCCACCACCTGAATAATCTTGATAATATAATACAGGTACGTCTATCTGTTCTTCAATATGATGTTGAGCAAACTCTCCATCAATACTGTTGACATTCTGAAAATACTCCTTGATTCCCTGTGCTGCCACCTTGACCATATCAGGTAGGTAATCTTGGTATGTTTCGTACTCTAACTGGTCTTTTCCGTTATCCCAAGTCCTTGGTGTGTACTGTTGATATTCTGTCAACGACTCCCTGATTGCCTGATTTATCTCAAGACCTTCTTGTTGCCCTTTGATTGGCGAGAAGTCATGCAAACCTAAGTGATGATCTATTGCAGTTTGCACTAGTCTGCCAAGCATCATTCGTGCTGCATCAGGATAGTTGAGTTTGTGTTCCTGTCTAAGGTATAGTTTAAGTATGGCTTGATCTATTGGCAAGTTAGCTGTACTTGCTGATTGATGAAACAAACCAAAGTTTTTACAATAATCTGGTATTTCCATTTTGCACCTCCAAGATACTTTTAATACAGTATTTACATTTTGTCAACTACATGTTACAAGAAGATATGAAACTAAAAGATTACTTGAGAATAAATAAAATATCGCAGTACAAGTTTGCTAAGATGTGTAACTTAGATCGTTCTGCTATTACTCTTTTGTTGCAAGGTAAAAGGTTTCCTAGACCTGATACACTCAACAAGATAGAGTTAGCTACTGATGGTCAGGTAAAGGCTAATGACTTTATGAAAGAAGCACAGGAGAGAATGGTTGGCAAATTATAAAGTTTTGCAAATCAAAAGTGAACAAACTTATGATTGGCTTTTGAATATTCATTACGCAAAAAGAATACCACACATAACATATTCTTTTGGACTGTTTGATGGTACAGATCTTGTTGGTGTCATTACCTATGGATCACCACCCTCTCCTTCTTTAGCAAAAGGAATTTGTGGTGAGGAATACAAAACAAATGTAAGGGAACTTAATCGTTTGTGTTTACTGAATAACAAACAAAATGAAGCATCAATATTAATATCTAAATCTCTCAAACTACTTCCAAAAATTAGTATTGTGGTTTCGTATGCAGATACAAGTATGAATCATAATGGTTATATTTACCAAGCAACAAATTTTTTATACACAGGTATATCAGCAAAAAGAAACGAATGGAGAGTAATAGGCTCAAACAAACATAGTAAAACTTTGTGTGAGCAAGTATCTTTACAAGAAAGATTATCAAACCCTGATGTTTATGAACATACAGAAAGACCAAGAAAACACAGATACATTTATATTGTTGCTTCAAAGAAAGATAAAAAAAATATTTTATCAAAACTTAATTATCCAATATTAGATTATCCAAAGAAAGAAAGTAAATGTTATGAAACAGGACATGTGCCACTTACACAAGGATTGCTTTTGTAATGGCAAACAGTAGAGACAAAGGTGCATCTTTTGAGAGAAAGATTTGCTCACTCATCAAGCATGCTCTTGGTTATGATGCCAAGAGAAACTTAGACCAGTATCAAGTTGGTGGTGCAGATATAGAGATACCTGGTTGGTCGATAGAATGTAAAGCATATCAAAAAGGCACTACCTACAAACAAAGTTGGTGGGAGCAAGCAGTAAGTAACTGTGGAGACAAGCAACCTGTTTTGATTTACAAATACAATAACCACCCAATCAAGTGTGTTATCAGGCTAGATGTTTTTGAAACTGGTTTCTCTACTAATCAGGACCTAGTTTGTGAAGTTGATATTGATACTTGGTTTTATATTGTCAGGGAAAAAATATGAACAGAGATCAGGCACTAGACAAAGCCAAGGCTCTTGTTACTGGGGATAGAGCAAAAGACTATGGCAATGCGTATGATAATCATGCAAGGATAGCTAAGTTATGGTCAGCTATTATTGGTGTGCAAGTTTCTGTTAGAATGGTTTATCTTTGTATGATAGCTTTGAAAATAGCCAGACTTGTGCAGAATGAAAAGCACATAGATAGCTGGATAGACATTTGTGGTTATGGCAGTCTAGGAAGTGAAGATGGGAAAGAAAAGCAAGATAAGAAATGAGTACAATGAATTACGTCAGCTTTTCAAAGACATGCAGAAAAGAAAAAAGAAATATGATGATAGTCAGGATTTGTTCGAAGATGATCCAAGAGCAGCCAAAGAAATAGAGTATGGCAGAGTCATTAGAAAGCCAACTTTAATTAGCAAGGATAGTGTTTTTGATTGATATTTTTGCGTGTTCGTGTAGTATGTAATTGAAGTTTTACTTCGTTAGTTGTTGTGAGAATGAGAGGGTTTTTCCCTCTCATTTTTCTTCCTCTTTCTCTTCTATCAAAGCACAAGCTGGACATTTGTAAACTCCTTTTAGTTCTGTTTTATTCATCTTTATTTTACATCTAAAACAAATAATAATTTTTTCCTCAGTCATAGTTACTCCTCCAGTTTTAAGTTCTGCATCAAAGTATTAAGATGATTTTCTGTATCATCAATACCTCTTTTGTTTGCAATAATACTTTCTTTGTTGACAACTATTTTATGCTCTTTCTCTTTTATCTTTTCGTATGCTTGTTTTATTTCTAAATTACACTCTGTTATTTCAGTTTGTAGTCTCTCAATTTCATCTTTAAAAAATTGTATGTTAATTAAATCAAGATTCAATCTCTCTACCAAATCTTTCTTTTTTTTTGTTTGCAGTTCTTTCTTTTTTTTATCAGATGATTTTTTTTCTTGGTGATTTTTACTTTCCATGTTACCCTCCAATCTATTATGCTACGGCATATATACTATACTATGCTAGTACTATAATAGTTTATATACTATGCTTAGTATACTAAGCA